AAAGCGAAAATGAATCCGCTGAACGATGAAAAGCGGTCCTTGGAAGCTGAACTGGAAAACCTCGAAGAAATCGCACCGACAATCACAAAGGAAGAAATCGTTTCGGTTGTGGATGCTTTCGAAAGTGTGGTAGAATCGGATGACTGCTACGCGACACACGCGGCAATATCGGAACTGATAGACCACATCGTTATTGATGGGGAAGATATACAAATACACTGGCGTTTCTAAGGCTTTGAAGCCCTAGAACACCGCCAGTATTTAAAAATCGCATTATGTGCAAGTTTGTATGTTTGGCTTTATCCATCCATATAAACTTGCATCTAAAATACAATACAAAGGATGGATGCAAGATGCAAAGAACAATTCGCAATGGAATCACAATCATTTCTACCGGAGAAACAAACGGAATCAAGCCCTTCAACAAGCACGGTGAATATGGCATATCATGGTACGAAAAATCCCAAAGCTACAAAGTGGATATGCAGTATAAGTACCACAAGTTTTCCATCGGCTCCTTCAAGGATTTAGAAACCGCAAAGAAGGCACGGCAGGTTGCACAGCGCAAAGTCGAAGAAGGTGTTTTCCCGGAATGGCATAAATCCAAGCCGCACGGACGGTCATTCGCATTCATGCCGTTTTGGGAAGCAGAATTTCAAAGGTACAATTTGTAAGGGCGGAAAACTCCGCCCTTTTTGTTTGCTTAATATCCTACCGCTTTCACGCCATACTCTGCTTGATCTTCTGTGAATCCTTCAAACTCTAATTGCTGAATCAGGCTTTCACGCGAAAACGCCATCAAATCCAAATAAGACTTTGCCTTTTTTGCCGCCTGCTCGTTCCAATCTGCACCGCAACTGTCCGCACCGTGCTTTGCCTGTTCTTCCGTAAAACCTTCGAACTCTAATTGCTTAATCAATCCCGAATGAGAAAACGCCGTTGTGTCTAAGTATGTTTCCGCCTTTTTTGCCGCCTGCTCCATCCAGTCTGCGCCGCAATTATCAACACCGAACACCGCTTCTGCGTTGCTGTACCCCTCGAACTCCAACTGTTTAATCAGTCCGGCATAGGAAAACGCCATGAAGTCCAAATAACTTTTCGCCTTCTTTAAAGCGTTTCTTTCTCCAAGTGTTCCTTCCGGCTCCGGTTCCTCTGTCGGCTTCGGCGTTGCTGTTGCTTCAACCTTTTCTGTCGGCGTGTTCGTTGAATCTTCCGCCGCCTGTGTTGGTGTATTGGTTGGATTGCTTTTCGTTTCATCATCCGAACCCGAAACGCCTATAAAAAACAAAATCACAACCACAACAAGAACTACTATCCACCACTTTTTCTTCTTTTTCTTTTTTACTTCTTCCATGTGCAACAACTCCTTCCTTGTAAATAATGGTAAATATATTATAGTACCATAGCATTAAAAAGAATAGTCTGAACATTTATTCGACAAAAAATAAGGGCAGGGAATAACCCCTGCCCTTTCTCTTGTACCTCTACTTCTTCACAGTATCTTCCAAATCTGAAATCCGATGATTGATAACTTTAATCTGTTCTTCAACAACAGGCATCCGGCGCGCGAAGTTGTTGTGTTCCCGGACTTCTCTTGTCAATTCGTCAATCTTGCAATCCGTGACTGCTTGCGCCTTATCAAGCTGTTGTTCGATTTTCTTGTTGCTCATTATGTTTGTAACGATAATTCCTGCAAGGGCAAACGCCCCTGTTACCGCCGCCGCCAATACTGCTTCCATAATGTTTCCCTTTCTTTTGTGTGTTGTGTTTTATGCTCTATACCCTATCGCAATCCATCCAACGGAAGTATTTGTTGTGCCGTTTCGTGTCACATAGGCATCAAAGCCCGAAACCGTGATATTCGCCGCCGCATTGCCGGAAACCGATGTTCCGGGAACCGTTGTGATTGCTGTTGTAAGTACCATTGGAATTGATGTATAAGCCGTGGAAAATGTAACGGCCTTTGCTGTCGGTGTATTCGTGACAGGCGTTATTGATTCAACGCCCCACTGAATCAGAAGGCCATTCGAAAAGAAAACCTTTCCGCTTCGGCTTCCGTGTGTCACCGGATCGGATGTGACAAATTCATCACCGCCGTTTGCCCTTGTAACCTTCACATTCGCATCAAATACAAGATTCTGCGTTCCGGTCAAGTAACGCCAAATACCGTGATTTCTTGCCGTATCCCAACAACCGATGGATGTTACGCTTTCGCCGTTGCCGCCGTACAGTTTGCAATTATGAATATTCGTAGAATCTTCCGTGGTTTGGAAGTACATATTCTTTTCGTCATTGGACCGCTTCACGCCGCCCATATAGATATTCCTGTAAATATCCATATCCATATCAATTTCCATTTGGTTTTCCTGCTCCGATACCTTACCAAAGGCAATGCCTTTTCCGGAAGAATGGAAATCAAGCAGGGTGAACGCTGTCGGCACTTCCGCAAACGCAACCACGCTCCCGAAATAGTCCGTAATCGTCAACCGCATATCATACGATGAATCAATCGGTGCGATATTCGAAAAAATCCGGGTGGTGTTGATACTGTAAGAATTGCCGGATGCAATCGCAGTCCATTCCGAAGCCGCTTTTGCCTTATACTCGAACAAATAGGAATTACTGTTTTTATTCCCAACCGCAGAAATGCTCCAAGCATAGGCGCAACTTACCGATGTACTTTCATAATTCTGTGAACCGTCCGCATTCGCTCGGAATACGGAAAACTTCGTGATTTTCGGTGCGGTGTATGCCTGCACCGTGATTGTGGTACTTTTGGATGCCGTTCTGCCCCTGCTGTCCGTGACGGTTGTTGATATCGTCACCGTACCGGAAGAAGTAAGCACCCCGGATGTGAAACTGCTCCCGGTGTAGCTTTTCCCGGCAACTGTTGTTTTGTAGCTTTTAATCGTGCTTGAATAACTCCCGGCGGCCGTGATTGATACTTTCGCCGTGGACTTGTTCTGCACATAGCCGCCAAACTTCGCAGAAAGCCCGGAAACGCCTTCCGACACCGCAAGGGTAGAAATACTCGGTACAACCGAAGAAGGCACCTTAGCGGTAAAGGAAACGGTCTTGGTGCCTATCAGTGTGCTTCCGTTGTATGTCTTGCAAGTGATGGTACACGTTCCGGAAGTTCCGTTTGGAATTTGCGAAGCCAAGGAAAGCGGAACCGTCCATGCCTTCGATGTTCCAAGTTCGCTTCCGATGGTTCCGGTTGCGCTCCCGAATTTATATGTCAAGGTATGATCGAAACTGCTCGAAGCCCTCGGCATATTTATCGTGATGCTTGCACCCATATTCACCGAACTTGCCGAAACTGTCGGTGTGGTTGCCCTCGGAATCGTTGTCAACGCCTGCGAATAACTCTGCGAACTGGAAGAAAACTGATCGTGCGTAATCCGGGCGGATGTAGCAAGTGTTTTCGTACCGTCCGCATTATGCGTGATATTCATTGTCCGGGTGAAAAGCACGATTCCCGAAGATGTGATTTTATCATCGGATGTGATTGCCGCCGTGTACTGCGTGCCGTTTATGGTGCAATACACGGTTCCTGTTCCATAAGTGGTATACCCTGTGTTGGTACGGTATACCCGAACGGAAACTGTCACATTCGAAGTATTATTCGCCACACTTTGACTGTTTTGCGTAATGGTAATTTTGTACTTGATCTTATCATTTGTAGTAGACATTGCACTTGATGTTGCCATAATGCCGCCCCCTACAATTTTTTAAACGAAAGATTGCCGTTCTCTCTCGGAATGAAAGCAAAATTCCCAAGCTGTAAAGAATGCAGAAATTCGCCATCCGTCACATATAGTTTGCTGTTGCTGAAATATGCCACTTCAAGGCCGGAATCAAGGAATGATATCCGGTCATTCTCAATCCGCAAGGTCAATGTGTTTCCATCCTCTCCAAGAATGATATTTCCATCAACAAAACGGATATATTTGCTTATTTCCTCAAACTGTGCATCCGCCCCTGCCGCAACCGCATCTATATTTTGTGAAAACTCTGTGAAGCGAATCTCCACATCTTCCGCAGTCTGTGTGATTTGGTTTGATACCGAAGATATAAGCGCATCGGTGTCCTCTTTCAAATACACTTCTTCCATGACGGTTTGCGTGATGCTCTCCGATGTTGCCGCAATCTGTGCGGATAGCTTTGTTTCCGTTTCTAATAGGCTTGTATTGACTTTTTCGGATAAATCCGATGTGATTGTCACCGTGCGATTTTCCGCCGCGATTTGGCCCCTTACAGCGGCTTCTGTCATGGTGTAGACAGCTTCCCCCAAGGTCAACTTATTCGCGCCCGGTTGCAAAAGGTCAATGGATAGCTTCGTGACAAGGAACCTCTGATTGATGGAATGCGGATTTGTTGTCACCTGCACCCACACGCCCAAATGGAAAGATTCAATATCCTTGTTTACCGTGGCAAGGTCCGCCGCCGTAAGTTCGATACTATAAAGCATCTGCACCTGCTCCAAAAGGGCTCCATTTGCCTTTGTAAGCAGGTTTTCTGGCAAGGTCACATCATCCCACGTTTGCACCCGAAAAATCCATCCGTAGCGGTCCACGGCTTCCGGATTATACACATAATCCACACCATTATTCACATCGACAATAGAAAGCCTGCTTTCGCTCCCTTCCAGTTTGGCACCCAAGGGAATAATTGCTGTCACAATATCTTCGCCCTTCGTTTCCCTTTTCAGATCAAGAAGGTTTTTCCCGAACTCCACGGCCTGCGGAGAAAGCAGATTCAATTCGGAAAGATAATCAATATACGTTCCGTCCGCTTCGTGCCGCACCCATAGGAAGCCGCCGTGCGTTTCTATCAACTTCTTATTGACGGAATCCCAAGTGTTCAGATATTCCGAATCACTCCGGGAAATATAATCGTTTGCATCCGTCACCGTGACATTGCCGACAATGAACCGCTGTTCTTCCCCTACCTGCGAATTGTGGTTTGCGATAAGCTGTGCAAACAGTTCCGCAGGCGTTCCGGTGAAGTCATACGGCCTTTGTATGGAATCCACCAAAAAAGCAAGTTCCCCTTCACAGAAAACTTGCTTCTCGTTATAGAATCCCTGTTCATCGTTTAGGATGCGCCCCCGGAATATCAAATAATCGTCTTGATACACCGTAATAATAGATTTCAACCGCCGCAGGGTGTCGAAATTCGGGTGATTGTTGTAAATGGTAAATTCAAACTTCCCGATTTGGTTAAGTTCCAATTCTACCTTCGGCGCAAATATCTTGTATTCTTCCATGCTATCATCAAACAACAGGAAAGAATCGCAGTATACACGATACATATTACAACCCCCTTTCGAAATATCGGAAGGTTGCTGTTCCGGCTCCGTCCAGTAAAATCGTATTTTCGCCATTTAACAACTGCACCGCAGGCAAATCATAACGCCCGGCGGCAAGGGTATAGAAATTATATCCGAATGTCAAGGACACTTCCCCGGTGATATCTATTGTCGGAACAACAATCTTTCCGCCATTCGTAAGAATCACCGTCTGCGGACCGTTTACCGTCTTTGTCACTACCGTTTCGGATAGCTTCGCCCGGTACGGCTCGCAATCGCAATCAATCGTAAGTTTCCCCACCGCCTTTTCCGCTTTCCATTCCGACACACTGATTCGCCCGGTATAATACCACTCCGGGGCATCATCAAGGACAATCCGCATCTTTTGTCCGTGCAATGCGGCCTGTATATGCGAAAATTGATTCATAAATTCAGACTGTGGAACAATACTTGAAAACTCGAAAGATAGATTGCGATTATTATATTTTGTTTCTCCGAAAAACTCTGTTAAATCAAGAACACCATCACCGCCCGGAATGTCGATGGTTTCCGTCTTTGGTGATGGTGTGCCGATTGTCTTTTGTGAAAGGATAAGGGAAAAATCACGGTATGAATGAAAATCCCCAAAATTTATTCCTTTCATATAACCTGCCTTTCTTTGCGATTTGCAAGGTTATCTTTTGCAATTTTTACTTGCTTAAAGTCGGCTTTAATCAATTAGTTTTGCGCATGTTTGGAAACCGACAACTAAATCTACTTTGTAAATTTTAATGGTTGTGGCTTTCGGAACTCTTACACCAATTTCATACTTTGTTGCCGTGTCATCATCCATCTTAAATGTTGTCATTAAAACATATCTGTTCGGATGTGTTAAACTCGGTGCAAATCTTGTCACCGTTGAATCAAGGCCACGGACTCCGTTACTAACGTATAACAACGCTTTTGAGTCGGAAATATTTTCTGCATCTATTTCTGCGTACACCGTATAATAGCCATGATGATTAAGTTCGTTCGGAATATCTTTTGAAACATTATAAGAAAGCACTCCGGTTCCACCGCTTCCACCGACAGCTTTTAAATAAGTTCGTTCAAAAATATCTTTTTCCAGTGTAACGGATTGAATAGCCGAAGATACAAAATAAACATTGCGGTCATATTTACCCACAAAATCACCGTTTCTTAATAAGGAAATCGGTCTAAGTTTTTCAATATAAGGGTAACGCTCGTCTTCGTCATTATACGCAATCAAGTTTAATCCACTTGTAATATAATGCAACCCATTTACTACGTTGCTTAATTTACCCTCTAATACTATTGCATCTATTGTCGAATTGTTCCAATAATCGATTGATGGAATAGTTTCGCCAAAGTCAATAGCTGTGACTTCATTATGGCCGAATGATGCTTCGTGAAATGTGGTAATTTTTGTGTATGAGTTTGTTGCCAAAGCGTTTAATAAAAGGCCTGTGGAATCCTTATGTGACAACTGAACGCTTATGTTTTCAAAACTACAGTGCGAAAATTGCGTTCTTTTGTCGTCCATTTCAATTCCAAAACCATATACAACAGGATCTTTGATTACGACGTTTTTCATAACGTGCTGTGTTATCCATGTAATGTGGTTTGTTCCTTCACGCAACACGAATGAAATGCCTTTATAACACCCTCTAATTCTGATGTTTTCAGTGATTCCACCAACAGAACCGTTATTATCACCGTCTAAATAACTGTACAATAACGGAATTGTATTGTTGTCACAATCAAAGTTCACATCAGAAATATGATGCCTGTCCATTCTTGCATTGCTACCATCGCAATTACCAAATACGATGCAAGCTGTTGGAACCGTGTTATTTTTTACTTCAAAAAACAAACCTTTAATTTGGGTGTAATAACCCACACACCCAAAAGGTATATTGCTATTATTCTGAACAATGTATGATTCTCCCAATATACCTTCTATTCTTTTGCTTCCAAGGTTCACGCACCAAAAATCAACAAGGTATCTTCCTTTTGGGATGAATATGTTTTGATGCTCAAATGCTTTTTTAAACGCTTCGGTGTCATTCGTTACTCCGTCACCCTTTGCGCCAAACATCTGCGGTGTAGCATAATCTTTCAGAATATGCAACTTTGCATCTTCTGTAAATTTATCGGTTTCCAAACTGCCATCTTGTACCGTTGTTGTTGCTTCGGGATGTTCGTCCAACCACTTGTCAACAGCTTCCTGTGTTGGCATAGTAAACAAACGCTCAATCTCGTTTTCCTTCGAAATCGCACGTTTTGTTTCTTCAATAACTGCTTTGTTTACGTTTTTAATTTCGGAATACGCTTGAATAACTCTATCATCCAATCCATCAATCCCGGCATCCATCCTGTTTAGATTTTCTTCGCCCAAAGGTGTTTTCTTTGATGGTGCATTCTCAAAGTTTATCCTTTCATACAGTTTTTCCATTTCTTTTTCATCCCCCTTTCGTGGTTTGCTTTTTCATCATCCGCCCAATGCCGCAACCTTTGCTTCTAACTCTGTAATGCGATTCACATTGCTTGCAACGGTGCTTCCCATGCTGTTTACTTGGTTTCTTACAGATTCGGCAAGCGCTTCTGCCGTATTTGCTGTTCTGGAAATAGATGCAATATCATATCCGTTTACAGTGTCGCAACTAACGGTATTGCAGTACAATCCAAGAGAACCGTTGCGGAACCAAATAGGTGAAAGTGTTCCGTTGCTTGTGTACAGGAATACACCATCATCTCTTATTCCGCAACGCACTCCGGAACCGTTTCTGTATACATTGAATCCATACTCTCCGATTTCTGCCGTATACTCTCCGAAACTAAGTGTTGCCGTTCCATCTTCATTAATTCGAAACCTTCCGTTGATTGTCGTTACACCTTCCAAGGCAATCTTGCCTGCATCAATCTTTATTTCTTCTGCGCTTTGATTGATTGCAGAAACAACTTCCCCTTTCTCAACTCTCAACTCTATGTTATCGGCATTCTGCTTGATTTCGGACCGCAAACCATTGTCTGCTTCTTCCACCTCTGCCCGGATTTCTTCCGCAGTCTGTGTGATTTCAGAATGCAATCCGGATTCTACATCTATCAACTTCGACTTTGTTTCTTCCGCAGTCCGTGTCAAGATGTTCATTTTGCCCTTCAACTGTACAATGGACTTCTGCACTCCGTTCACGTTCTCGGAATAGGTTTCGGCACCCTGTGCTTCGTAACTGTCAATAAGTCCATGAATGCCCTTCAATGTACGTTCCAAGATGTACGTTTCGACAGCTTCATGTTGTGTGTTCAAACGGATTGCCGCACCGACTTCCAAACAAGGATTGCCGATTGCCTTCACGGTTGTCGGCCTATACCATAAAACACTGATGATGTCAAACAGTTTCTGCCCGATGGCCTGCAACCCTGCCGCATCCTTGCCGTACACAAGGAAGTTATCCTGCACGATGTAACAATTCTCACCTTCACCGATGATGCACCCTATATCGTTTTCTTCCTGCCGAATTTGCAGTTTTCCGATTCGCTTCGTGGTGTAGTCTTCGTATTGGCAAGAAATATAGTGGTGTTCCTTGATCTTTTCGGTGTTTCCGTCATAAGGGAAAACACTATCCATCGGGAAAAGGTCATTTGCCGGCAGAAGTCCGCTTTCGATTTCTTCCAGTGTGACATACTGCATCTTGCCATTCCGCCCGATATGCGCGAAGCAACCGTTCAATTCGCAAATAGCCGAAAGCACATCTTTTCCGCTTATTACTTCCGGATCAATGGTTCGTTCAATAACCATATCATCATTCGGAAGGGTGATTTCTTCCTGCTCCATGCCACAATCCGACATAAAGGAATCGCGGAATGCCCGAAGGGTGGTTGTGCTGTCCTTATTCGGAAGGATGCTGTTGTACCATGCGGCCGCATCCGCATTGATAATGTCATACATGGCATCATGCGCCACAATATCCCGGTACTTTCTGTCCGCTGTCGGTTTGTCGGATGTTACCTTGTAAGAACCAAGCACAAACGGTTCCGCGATATCCCCGACATACATCGACACCGTGAATCTCTCACCAATCAACGGAATTACATTCCCGATGATTCGCAATTTGAAAACCGATGCTTCGCAGGAACCGAAACGAAGTTCCGGTTCCGAACAAAGGCTTTCGGAAATCTCCATTGATTCCGATACAATATCCTCGTTGCGAAGCGTGACAGAAAGATTCGGGAAAGAAATAATCAGTCTTTTTGGGATGCCCGACTGATTGAAAAGTTCCTTAAATTCTTTTGTATCTGCCATCGTCAATTCTCCTTTAACTTAACAGGGATTTCTTTGTACCGGATTCCGCCTGCGGCGTTCTTATGTGATGCCTTCAAATCATCCACACGGAAAACGCCCATTGCATATTCCCCGGTTGTGTCGTTCCAATATTCCACCGATACATTGCGCCCGGCGAATGCAGATATAATCGCGGTATGTTCTTCCGCGCTATGCTCCCGGATGGTAAAGCCTATCTCCATCTTTTTTACAGGGCTTAATTCCTCATGGAAGCCGCCTGCGGCATCGTAATAAGAGGAAATAACGCGCGTTGTCGGCACCGCGTAATATGTGCCGCGCTTAATCATCATATTGTCAATGATGGTTCCGTTGACTTTGATTCTATAACCTTGATACATACTGCACCCCCTTTACGCAAACGCCGGATTCCCGGTTTTCTGTGTATGCTCTCTTGCCTTGTCACGAACAACCCGGAAGATTCCTGTTTCATCCGGTACTACCTTTACAATCTCCTGCATATCCGGAAGAACATCACGAAGGGCATCCGTGAACGCATCACGAATCATGCCGTAATTGGAAGCGTTCTGTTCTGCAACAGCTTCCCGGATGTAGCTTTGAAGCGTACTGATCGGCGCGATTGCTTCTGCTCCTGCTTCGCCGCCAACCATTGCATTGTTGCCGTTCCGCCCGAAGATTGTCGGCTTCTCCATAACGCCGCCTTCTGCGTACCAATCAATGCCAAGTTTCGGAATCTTGCCTTCTAACAAATCACCGATTTTCCATCCGGAAGGATTGATACTGAAATGCGGCATCTTGATTTTCGGAAGTTTAAAATCGAAATTGAAAATGTTTTTGATTTTGTCAACGATTCCAGAAATCGTATTCTTCGCCATTTCGATTTTCTCCGTGATGCCGGACTTGATTTTCTCAAAGATTCCAACAACGGTATCTTTCGCCGCGGTCAACTTCTCGGACATTTTGTTTTTAATCTCCGTAAGTTTGCCCCCGGTGATTTCGTCCATCTTGCCGAATGCCTTTTCCCATACCTGCTTTGCAGAATCGGTCATGGTTTTAAAGTACCCTTTGATGCCGCCGCCGTTTTCCTCGATCTTCTTCTTCATTGCCGACATTTTGCCGCCTGTGATTTCGTCCATCTTATCAAAGGCCATTCCCCACGCCTGCTTCGCAGAATCGCTCATGGTGATTAAATAGCCCTTAATTCCGCCGCCGTTTTCTTCAACCTTTGCTTTCATGTTTGACATTGCTTCCGATGCCTTATCCTTCAACCATGTAAAGCCCTCACCGACTTTTCCAAGCACCGTGCCGATGCCCTCAAATACCGGACCAAGCACGGAACCGATGGTTTCTGCAAGGAAGGTCAACAGGTCAATCAACGGTTGCAAAATCACATTCAGAAGGTCAAGCAACGGAGAAAGCACCGCCATAATTGCATCAAGCAACGGCGAAAGCAATTCCAAAATCGGGCTTAAAATATCCATCAATGCCACAAGCAAAGTGGTAATGACAGGAAGGACCGCTTCGACAATCTGAATCAATGGCGGAAGCAGGATTTCCAACAGCCGCACAATCACCGGAAGGATTGCTTCGGTAATCTGAATAAATGATGGCAATAGGGCTTCGCACAAATTCACCAACAGCGGAAAGATGCTTTCAACCAAATTAAACAACATCGGCATCAATGAATCCATCAACCCGATAAGAATCGGGGCCAAGCCATCAAAAAGGCTCTGAACCTGCGGCATGAATTTAAGAACCATATCAAGCAACTTTTGAATGATAGGGAACAATGCAACGCCGATTTTCGTTCCTACCATCCCGGCGGATTTCTTTACATCGTCCAAGGTATCACCAAGGACAACGCCTGCGGCCACGGCATCATCACCCATAATCAAGCCCAATTCGTGCGCCCGGTCCGTAAGTTCGGTAATACCTTCCGCGCCATTGTTAAGCATCGGCATCATTTCCGATCCGGACCGTCCAAGAAGTCCGTTTGCAAGTGCGGCTTTCTCGGTGCCGTTCTCCATTTCCGCAAGTGCCATTGTAACTTCCTTGAACATTTCTTCTTGGTTCTTCATTTTGCCGTTAGAATCATAGATGCTTACACCTAACTTCTCGAACATCTCAACGCTCTTTTCGGTACCGCTTGCGGCTCCGTCCATTTGCGCGACAAGTGTTTTCATACCCATTTGCAGGCTGTTTACATCCATTCCGTTTTGTCCTAATACATAGGACCATTCTTGATATGCCTGTTTTGACAAACCAATCTTTGCGGACATTTTGTCGATTTCGTCCGCCGTGGATGCGGAAGAATTTACAACGCCCATCATTGCCGTTCCCACTGCCGCAGTCCCGGTCACAACCGCCGTTCCGAATTTCGCCGCAACGCCTGCGCCCTTTTTTAAGGCATCCGCAAACTTCCCGGCTTTGCTCGAAGTTTCTTCGATATTCTCGTTCGCTTCTTCGTTCTCAATCGCAATCGTTCCAAGAAGTTTAAAAAGTTCCATAAGGGATTCACCCCCTTCTTTTGTTAATCAAAAAAGCCGCATTTCTGCGGCTTATCTTCCTCTGCTTGCTGTCCGGTACATCCTTCCAAGCCGTGCATCCACCGCCGGGGCCAACTCACCCACCAATGCGCCGCTATCAAGCCGGATTTGCATACCGAATAGATTTTCAAGCAATTCAATTATTCTGTTCAACCTCGGAAGAATATCAATATTGCTTCCCGGTTGTTTTGTCATTTGTAATTCGTCCAAATCTTCCGCAACCTTGGAAAGCCATGCCCGGTTGTGTTCCAACGGCACAACAGCTTCCGCCCCGGAACCTTCCAAAATACCAACCTGCCCTTTCTCCAATACACCACCTTTTGCAAGGCGTGGAAGGGAGATTTTCGAAACAGTGCCGACATTGATTCCCGGAAGTTTGTTCGCAAGCCGAATCGCGCTGTTAATCAGTCCGATTCCCTTATTGATGGCACTTTCTACCTTCGACAAAGCACCATTCATTCCATTTTTCACGGCATTTCCCATTGCAGAACCGATGGAACTTCCGATTGATCCGAATTTGCTCTTTACCTTGCCCCATAACCCGGAGAAGAAAGAACCCCAACTGTTAAAGGCAGATTTAATATTCGTCCATGCTTTGCGGAATGTGCTTCCAAACCATGAACCAACGGAAGAAAAGGCACCCTTTATCCCGGACCATATTCCGGAGAAGAAGGACTTCGCCCCATTCCATATTGACTTGATTCCGTTCCATGCGTTCCGGAAGATTTGGGAAAACCACGATTTCACAGAATTAAATGCAGATTTAATCCCGGACCATATTCCCCGGAAGTAAGCTGTCACCGCGGACCATGTTTTCTTGATGGCCGCCCATGCATCCGAAAAGTATTTCCGGATTGCCTTCCATGCAGAATTTGCAAGGGATTTTATCGTGTTCCATGCGGATTTCCAAAAGTTCCGGAAGCCCTCTACATTGTTCCATAGGTACACAAACGCCGCTACAAGCCCGACAAGGGCCGCAACAACTAAGCCTATAGGATTTGCCATCAACACCGCATTAAACGCAATCATGGCCGTTCTAACAACCTTCACGGCATTTGCCGCCGCGGTCATTATCTTTCCCCATGAAATTATGAGAATGAATGTACCGATTGCGGCTGTGGCACCGATAATCACGGCAACCCACGCCTGCACGGTTGTTTCGTTCTGCTTTATCCATGTAATAGCATCGCGGAACCAATTCACCATATCTTCAAGGACCGGAACCGCCGTTTCCGCAAGGGAAGCAATCGCATTTTTAATTGATGTCATTATCGGTTCCCCGATTTCACCAACCTTTGCCATTGCATCCGATAAGCGTTCCTGCGCTTTCCGGGATTCCATGATATCCGCGTTTGTGGCCTTGTACTGCTCGGATGCTTCGCTGTAAGTCCCTTTTAAGGTCTTTACAATCAAATCCTGCCGTTCTTCCTCGGTTTTCAGCTTCGCCAGTTTATCGTTGAAATCCTCAACCGTGATTCCGGACCATTCCAAGGCATCCGCAAGGCTTCCTTGTACTTCTCCAAGGGATGCGGAATGATTGATGCCCTCTGCAAGTCCTTCCAACGGCAAGGATTCTCCGAAAGTGGCATATACTCCGGTAAGAATATCCGTAAGCCCTGTAAGTTCCTTTTCGTTGTCTGCAATCTTCGCCAAATGCTGTGATGCTTCCACCGCCTGCCCGGAATCTCCAAGCACGGCATTTAAATCCGAATAGGTATCTTTCGCAGCCGTGGAACTGTGTCCGGCTGTTTGAAATGCCGAATCAAGCAATCCCATTTCCGCCCTGTACTCTCTTGTACTTTCTACCGCACCGACAAATGCACCGCCAATGGCAAGCCCTGCCGCCCCGATGCCGATTGCAATATTCTTCGCAACACCGCCGATCTTGGAAAAGGCGGATTCGGTTTCGTTTGCGGATTCATGCGCCTTTTGTGTGGTGCCTTCCAGTGCGTTGTTAGCTTCTGTATTGTCTATTGCTATTGTTCCCAATAACTTAAACAATTCCATAAGCATTTTCCTATTCCGGCACGAAGCCTTTCAATAAATCCTTGGAATCATTTATCACACTGCCGATTTCCTCATTCGTCATGTACTGTTCGCCCTGCTTCGGCTGTTCGCATTGCCTTACATATTCTTCGAAAGACATATCCCAAACCCGGTGCAGGTAATATTCCCATCGGGCATTATGCACCTTTTCTTCCGCAATGGCATTCAGTATCTCAACAACAAATTCGTGAAATTGTTGCAATCTGATAAATTCATCCATAATCAAAAATGGACTTGCATACCGTTTAGATAGCAAGTCCATAAATTTGATATATCCTACCGATTGAACAACTTCGCAACTCGTCCGAAAAAATCGCGGAAATCCTCTTTCATTACAATTTCCATGATAAGTTCGCCGTAATCTGCAAACGGCATCTTCGCAACATCCGCAGGTTTCATTCCCACAACGGATGCAACAAAGGACTGAATCTCCTTTTCTGCATTCGGGATATTAGAAATAATGATTCCTGCAATATCCACGAAAACTTCAAAGCCGATTTTCTCTGCGTTTCCATCCTTGAAATCCTCAATATGGAAACACTCCTTGAATTGCCGGATTCCGATTGCGGTAATAATCTTGCAGATCGCGCCCATGTCGGATGCAACCAACGGTCTTAATTCGTATTTATTCTCCATTGTCCAATCTCCTTTACTTTATATCCTACGCAGTAGCCTTCGGATAAAGAATACGCCACGGAAGGGTGTCTGCTTCCGGGGAAATGTCTGCTACACACTCGAAAGTGCCAGTGAATACGCCTGCTTCCTTATTCTTGCCCTCTACCTCGAAGCCGGAAGTACAAATTGCCTGCTCGAAGATAATAATAATCGGCGTGCCATCGGTCTTTTTGCCGACATATGCAAGATTCTCGATGTAATCACCCTCGGTAATTCTGCCGCGGGAAGTGATTTCGGAATATCCTTCGTAATCCGTGGAATCCGCAACATCACCAACAACGCACATCTTTAAGATATCCGGTGTCATTTCAACGAAGTTTACTTCCATCGTTGCCGTTTCGCCTACTTTGTGCTTTAAGCCCTTAACAGCTACAAGCGCACCGTCTACCTCGATATCCATGTACTCCGGGACAATGCTTACCTTGGAACCGCCGGAAGTAGCACCAAGAAGGGATTCTTCGAAGTTCCACTTGCCATCCGCCAAGGTAAGGCCCTTGTGGATGGTACCTGCACCAAGCATAATGTTCTTCGGTGTCTTATCGGTAATACCGCTAGACTTTAATTCTTCGTATGCCATTATTTCACGCTCCATTCTTTCACATCTAAATTGATTTGGATTCTTTTAAGTTCGGCATCCTCTGTCGGGACAACCAAACTGTTTGCATAAAAAATAGCCACTGCGGAACCATCGTCCGCAATGACTGTATTTCCGCCTACTTTACTAAAATAAGCGGATATTGCTTCTTTCGCATTCTCCAACGCAAGCCATGAACCACACGAAAACCCGGACAGAAGAAAAGATGCTTCTTGCAATCCGCTTTCGTCCATTGGTGCGGCTTCTTGGTATTCCCCTACAAAGTAGGTATCCGGGGCTTCTTCGCCTTCTTCTACATCATAGCGCATGAAGGAATAGGCAAGCCCCAAGGATTCCATCGCATCGGATATGATTTTCAATCCTGCTTTACTCATTCTTTGAACCTCGCTTTCAGTGCTTCCTGCGCCCTTTTGATAAGTGCAGGCTTTAAGGAAGTGAAGGCACGGTGAAACGCTCGGTGCGGCATTTTACCGCGTGTGATATGTGCATCAAGTCCCTGTTTCTTTAAAAAGCGGTAGATTTCCAAGGCTTCTTGGTAGGTGTATATTTTATGATTCTTCGAAGTATACTCTTTCGGGTGTTCTCCATCATCAACATATACCCACCAACCTTTTCTTCCGTCACCATTCAAAGCATATTGTCCGGTACCAAATTCTTCCCATATCGCATTCTGCAAGGGATTTCCTACCGTTGTAACGCCCTTTGATTCATCGACAACATAGGTCCATGCGTTTTTGGTTTGTCCGGTGCTACCAACTCTTTGATTGCGCTTTACCTGCGCTTCCAGTTCTCCGCCTGCTTCGTACAGGTAAGCAATAACAGCATCACTCAACGCGCCCTTCACTTGTGCGCTGTTGTCCGTAAACTTCACCGCCATAATTACTGCCCCCCGGTGTATTTCAGATAGATTTCCAACTGCTTATTCAACCCCATAGGATTGTCAATCAGCATCACATCGTATTTCTGCGTTAAAGACACCATACGCGCATTTTCTGCGCTTACCCTTACCGTTTTACCTTCGATTTCTAAAGTCGCAGGAATCGGCAAATAATCGCAAATAAAGATATGCGTGCTTTCCTGTGTTTTGGCATTGTAGGTTGTGTACTTGGAATCTCCCGATTGTAAGTCAAGCCAACCATACAATTCGATCACATCATGCCACGTTTTCACAGATTCGCCTATCTCATTCTTTTTAGTGGTGCTTACCTGTAAGGCAAGTTTAATGTTTCCGCCTATCATGCAAGCACCCCCTTAAAATCGCGCCTTGTGGTATGGTTTCAAAAAGCCCAACATAGACTTCGGATATCCCATCACGGAATTATCACCGTCCATATTGAAATACGTTACGGAATGCCGGGAAATCGTTTCGGACTGAATGCCTACTTTCTCCCGGTTCTCTAAATCCCACTTAAGAAGATTCACCGCACCGATTCGCACATCCGCAGGATAGACAATCTTTGTCACAAGCACATCTGCTTCGTCCGCGGCTCCCGGAAGCGGAATCACATCCGCTTCTTCGCCTTCCGGAACAACATACAACCCGGCGTTGTAATTTGATTCGGAAATCTGTATGGTGTCACCTGCTTTAAACAGTGCGGCATCCAAATACAGCTTGCCATCCTCGATTGTTCCAACGGTCCGGAAGCCCCGGTGTTGAAAGTTATTGTTGGTATGATTGCGGATTGCAGTTTCAATCCCTGCCAACATTTCTTCCAACACCTCATCCGGCTTGTCGGTAGTAATGCGCTTTTTTAATTCCTCAACGGAAATAATCATAGGGATTTCCCCCTTTCATTACTTCTTGAAGGTTGCAAGTACCACCTTGGATGCATTGGAAAGCGCAACGGTGTAAATCTCATCAACGGAAACAGCGGTCTTTCTAGCAAGGGAGAAACGCTCGGTTTCTACGTTTACATTTCTCTTTCTGTAAACGGTAAGTGCCGGGCTCTCATCCTCGGTTTCATTGTCACCGTTTAACTTAACGATCGGACATACATATCCGGTGCCGCCCTCGTTCTCCGGAACCTTCTTGGACGGAACAACTTCACAACCGCAAATCTTACCGATTGCGCCGCTTACACGAACGGTTTCTGCCAACTTATCAGCGGCAAGGAAATCTGCATCCTTTCTTAACTTCGTAACCTGCTTCGGATGTACGAAAATAACCTTCGGGGAATTAACTTCTTCCTCGAAGATATCAACAGCATCAACGATACCGGAGTAAGAAATAGCGGATGCGATACCGTCATACTTAAGCTGTGCGGTCTGTAAAGCCGCCATTGCATCTGCATCAACCTTGGATGCGATGGACTTTGCAAGCTGTCCGTTTGCTTCGCCTACCGGATCACCATAGCCGGAAAGAACTGCCTCATCGGTCAACTCAACGGCCTTCATTGCCTTCTTAACCTTTGCATTGGTGGTAGTAGCGGTAAGAAGTACGGTGCCGCACTCGATACCCTCTGCAACATCCTCTGCATCACCGATGTAGGCGAACTGCGGAACAGTGATGGTGTCACCTGCGTTCTTTGCTTCAAGGGTGGTGTCAATCTTCGCGAACGGAGTAACAACAATCTTAGAATCAATCTTTGCGGAAATGATATCCGCCATAACTTCTGCATTGATAAGGTTCTCTAACATAGTAGTAGCCATAATTTTTCTACCTCTCTTTTCGTTTAATTATTTGTTTTGCCAGTCATTTGTGCATAAACGTCCGGCTGTTCCTGCTTCAATTTCAATCTGCTCTGATATCCCATCTTTGCGAACTGCTCCTGCGTGATGCCGCCTGTGGAATTATCCCCGGAAGGCAATCTGTTATCACCAAGAACGCGCATATTGTTACCACTCGCAGATTCGAACATTGTCGGGAACTGCGTTTTCAGTCCATCCTTTAACGCATCCCAACCCTTGATATTGTCGTTTTCATCAAGTGATAAGGTTTCGCCCTTCTCTTTCAGCTTCTCGTTTAACTTAAACGTAAGATAGTCAACATCAACCGCCTTTTCCGAAAGCAAAGCAACCTTGATTGCCGATTTGATTTTGGTTTCCTGCAACTGCGCCTGCAAATCTGCCACCTGCGATTCGTAGCCGGAAATCTTGCCCTGCAATTCCTCGTTCCCTTTGGTATCCTTCTTCAACTCTGCAATGAGTTCATTTGCGGATAAAAGTTCCGCTTCCTTACCTTTCAACGATTCATTTAAGGCATCATACTTCCCTTTGCCGACATATTCGCCGGAACCAAGGTTTGCAACCTTAATCTGTTTATCTTTGTTTGCTTCGTTTCCGTTGTGTTCGTTGATTTTGCTTTCAAGCTGTGCGAAAAGTTCATCACCCAACAACTCTTTTAAAAACTCCATATCTTTTTCCTTTCGTTGCCGCTGTTTTTATTTGCGGTGCCGCCGCAGGCAAGATGCTTTTTATATATGCCCTGCATCCGGGGCAATTTTGCCGTGCTTTTAATCGACTTCGGGCTTCGGTCAATCGTTCTGTTGACATCAACAAAACGATAATAATAAAAGCACCCCGAAGGATGCTTTTAAGGTCTGATAAGTTTTCCTGCTTTAAGCAGGTTCACCATTTTGGTGTTGTGCGCCGCACTTCCCATATATCCGACAATGCCGTTTGCTTCGGCAATGCGGCCACGATATCCGCGCGAACTCGATTCCCCGATTGCTGTTAAGGCATCAACGATGCTTCCGGATTTTCCGGTGTACTTCTTGAAATACTCCGTATCGTTTACTGCGCTTCCGTTTTCCAGTACCATTACAACGTGGCTTCCCTCTTTCAGATAGATTCCGCCAACCCTTGCGTATTTGTCACTGGAAAGGTGCTTGGAATCCAAATACAAACGGAACTTCCCGGAATTAAGAAGTTTCGCTCTCATGTTTCCTGTATATCCATCTGCCGCAATGTTCAATCCTGCCAACTTATAACAGGTAAGCACAAGGGAAGAACAATCGAAGCCGCCGGAACCCTTCGCAATATCTCCGCCGTTCTTTACGATGGATTTATAACCTTGCCATCTGCGCGGCTGTGAATACCCATAGGAAGAATCATTGCAAATCTGCTCCATGATTGCCGCCGCTTTCTTCGCAAGATTATCACTTGTGCATTCAAGATATACGTTCCATCCGCCCTTGTACCATTTCCGGGTGCAAATCTCTTTCCCGGTCTGATCTCCGGCCTTTTCTCCGCCATACCCTGCTTTGCCGTTTTCGTCCATTACTGCGTGTCCGATTTTAACCGCCATCTTACTTCATCCCCTCTTTTATCTGTTTGTACGCTTGATTTACACCTGTCGAAGCCAAGCCGGATACAATACCGACTGCGACAGCGTTCATCACATCCTGCGCCGGGAAGTCCGGAATCACATACATTCCGACAACCCCAAGGATGCCGCCTGTAACGCCCACAATAGCCGGAATCAGTTCATCCTTAACCTTCGGAAGCTGTTTGCAAAGCAATCCCACCAAATAGCAAATAACCACGATTGCAAGTACGGTCCCAACATTCGCAAAATCCATCTTCTTTACCTCACTTTCATAATATTTGTAATACAAAAAGGGCCGCCGGATTGACTGCCCTTTGATTTACTGAAAATTCATTGTCATTTGGTTCGTAGCATCCCGATAAAAGCCCTTGAACTCTTTGTAACTGTTCGCATCAATGATGGCAAACTGCGTTGTTCCATCGTCCGATATAACCGCCGAGGCATCTTCGCTCCATTTGGTGTAATCGTTACCCAACGCCCACCGCGCACGCTGTAATAATGCACATCGGCAATTTATCACTTCTTCTGCGCTTCCCTTCGGATCGCCGGGATATTCTAACCCATTGGAAAAGGTATCATCCAATTCTGCAATCTCTCCATCCATTGCAACATGGCTTTCTCGCGTTTTGCTGTCAAGGGTGGAATCCCATTGCTTCACTACATCCGCGCCCTTCTCCTTCGCTTTGTGCTGTGCATCCGATGTGGCCTTGCACTGTATTCTGTGCGCTTCGGTCCGGGTGATTCGCATTGCCTTGTTCTTCTCAATATTCGCCCATGAAGCAATATTCCGGGATATCTCCGAAAACATCTGTCCGGTTGACAATCCGCGACTGATTTCTCCATTGATTTTCTTTTTAAATTCCTTTATATCCAGTTTTGCATACAGCGTATCGGATAGTTTCGTTTCGTTCTGTATGGCATCAACAACCGCTTTCTGATCTATCGGGAATATAAGCGGAATCCCCTGCCCCTGCAAATCGTACATGGTGCCGATAAAGCCATCTTCATAGGACTTCGCAAGATATTCCGCTATCGTTCCGAACTCGTTTGTTTGCAGGTTTTCAAGGATGGCCTGTACCTGCGTTCTTAAAGCCTGTTGGTATTGAACTTGATAAATCACATGCTGTAAATCCGCATCCTGCCGGGCCATCAACATTTCAATCTTGCCGTTGATCTCTCCAAGCGCATCCTTGTAATTGCTTTCTAACTTCTTCAATACCGCTTTTTCATTATCAAGCTGTACCTGCAATATCTCTTTTTGCCGTTTATTCAACCGCAACACCTACTTCTCCAACCGGGGCACCGTTCAATGCACCCTGCGCCGCATTCATATCCTGCTCCGCTTCGTCCGGATTCGGAAGTTTGTCTTTGATATCGTCATAATCCAAATCAAGCTGTTCGCAAATCAACTGCATCAAGGTATCATTGTCAAGCTGTGCCGCAATGTTAAGAAGCGTTGTGATTTCCGCCTGCCTTGTCTGCGCTTCGGTCAACTTGTTCTGCGCGTTCTCCTGCTCGTTTGACATGATTTCATGTTCGAAGTTGAAATATACATCCTTCATTTGATAATCTGTGCCGTTCTCTTTGTTGATTTCATCAATAACAACCTTGATGATTTTCCGCAAGAACTGCTTCAACCGGATTTCCAACTTGGAACACTTCAAATCCAAAAGGGAATATGCCGCCTTGATTGCAATGTTGGTAGTGGCCGCCGTGTCTTTCATGCCGGACAGATTCAAGCCGAAGCCGAAACGGTAAATATTCTTTTCGTCCAATTCCAACTTCGCCTGCCGCGCTTGATACGGAATGTCTACCGTCTGAACCTCAACGCCGCCTTCCTCACTTACCCCGATAAGTTTCTTCGTTTTCAAGTTATGCTGTAATTTATCGAGATTGTCGCCCTCAAATCCGCGCACAACATGAATCGGAGTATCGAAATCTGCAAGGTTATTCGAAAGACTGCTTGCCATTACATCGTAATCATCAATCAATGCCTTAATCGGCTTTAATGCGGAAGTCTGCTTCTTGCATCCATCCAACCGGAAGAAAGGGATATATCCGAAGGAATCATAGTATGTCTTTTCCTTGCCTTCCTCTGCATACAGGGTGTGCGGCTTCGGATTTATCGGTTCCATCGTATCAACCTCGATTTCGCCGTTGTCCGCCTGCACATAATAGGCAACCTGCTCCGCATCCCAATCCATGATACGCTTGATTCGCTTTCCTTCGCGATCCACCCGGTCAATATACCAATAAATGATATGCTCTTTTTCATCACTGGCAAATCGTGCTTCTACCTCAATAACGCCGATTGAATCAGCGCAGGCAAACGCCGTTCTGTTGTCCGCGTTCTTATATGCGTGCATATAATCGAAGCCCTTTGTTTGGCATCCGGTCACAACCTCGGACAGTTCCGAAACAAAATCTTCGTTCTCGTTAAAATACGCATCAAGTTCCGTCTGCAACTCCGGTAAATCGGACCGAATAAAACCGCCCTCACCGGAAAGGATATACTGCGTTGCTTGGTCCACTAACTCCGTAAAGAACGGATGCGGAATCTTCACGTTGCTTCGTGTCGTATCTTCCACAAGTTTATCATCCGCCGTGTAGTAAAATAACCGCGCACTTAATATGTCATGCTCTCCGTTGTAATAGGCTTCGCCCTGCCGCGCCAACCTCTTTTTTGCGGATGCCGCATCTTCATCCATAAACTGCTTGATTTCTTCAATTTTTAGCACTTTCGCACCACCTTTCAATGGTTAGGCGGCTGTAAAGCCGCCCATAAATTATTCACTAATTGCAAAATCCTTGATATATACCGTCCAAGGGAATCCGCTTCCTTCCGTGGTGTAAACGCTAGGTTGCATATTCCCAAGTGTCCAGTTTGCATTGGCTACCATTTGAACATTTACATTAACCACTTCTCCGAATACTACAGCACCAATTTCTGCTGTCTTTCCACCAACACGAATAATCGGTTTTCCACTTGTAGCCGAACCGCTCTCAAACATTAGCTTACAAGAAACATTGTATGTAACATCTTGCTTATACTTTTCGGTAATTGTTATCTTGCTAAACAAACCTTCATTTGTTTTCCAAGCCGCAGGAACTGTTGTCGTATCATCCCATTCATCCGAATCACCGGAATCTCCACCTTCATCCGATTTCGCATTTACGGTAATCTGAATCTGCGTGGTTTTCGTAATCGAACCTTCGGTGTAAGATATTGAAATGTTGTATTCTCCTGCGGTAGTCATATTCGCATTTGATGTGTCAATGCTTGCACTGGATGTCACATTCACTTCCGAACCGTCCGTGTAATGCGCCGTAACAACAATATCATCGGTGTTCACTGTATCTCCGACCTCGAAGGTTGTTTTGGTTTTTGTTGCCGTGATTCTATCAAGAGATTTCGTCACCGTTCCACCTCCGCCGTTGATTGTTACATCAACATCGGTTGACAATGTGATTCCGTCCTCTGTATATGCTACATGAACTTTGTAAGTTCCTTCGGTTGAAGTATCCACATCCGATGTGTCATACGTTGCTTTGTCCGAAACATTTACATACGTTGTCAAATCACCCCGAACCATGTTCATTCTCCAATCGGAAGTAGAAACCGTTGCACCCACTGAAAATTGATTTGTTCCATTGTAAAACTGTAACATCAACGGAACATTGTGCTTGTAATAATTCGTTGTTCTTGCTCCTGCAAGCGGCGCATCGGAAGCCAAAGCCATATCAAGGTATTTCGCGTAATAATCTCTATGTACGGTATACTCCGGATGCAACTGCAAGCCGGAAATCTTCGGTGTGCAGATAAGCCCGAACAAATCCAAGAACTCAATGCCCCACTTTGCACACATTTCGGATGCCGCACCCCACCACGCCTGCGATTTGTTGTAATCATAGGCAGTAACATTATGAGTAGACATGAAAATCATTCGTGCCGCCGGGAATAAGCCCTTAAAGTATGCAAACATATATTCCATGCCTTGGCAGAAAGTCTTATATTCTGTCGGCGCATATCCTTTCGATATATAGCCCAACTTAACATTATTCATTAAGTCATTGATGCCGCCCTCGAAAACAACGATATCAATATCTTTGATGCTTTCAAACTCACCACTTGCAATTCTAACAGGCATCGCATTCGTGATACTTGAATCTCTCTGCGCGATTGTCATTCCGCCAATACCAAGATTGATGATTTCGGCGTTCGGATGCCATTCTTGCAACCAATAGGAATATGGCTTGTTATTTGCGCCAACGCCCTCGCAAATGCTATCACCAACACAAAGTATTCGTTTTCCTTCCAGTGTGTCTGCTACCGTGCCGCCGCCGGAAACTCCGTCTTTTCCCTTTAAGGATTCCAACCATTCAGCTTCCGTTCCCTCGAATCCGTTTTCCCTTGCAATATCATAAGCGGACTTGCCATCAACACCGTTAGCACCATCCACACCATCCACACCGTCTTTACCATCAACGCCGGGATCGCCCTTATCGCCTTTTTCACCCTTCAAATCCTCTTTATTCGCTTCTATATACTCCGCAACGATTCTCTCAACCTCTGCTTCATCAACGCCACTCACCGGGTGTTCTGCAAGGTATTCAAGCACAACCTTTTCGATTCGCTCATCCGTAACACCTGCAACCTCGATTTCCTCAATCATGCGGATAATCTGTGCATATACATCCGGTGTCGGCTGTGCCGTAACGCCTGCCGTTTCCTTGATGGATTCCCGAATATACACTTCGCATGATGTGGAAGTCATTGCATCCGTATACACGCCGATTTTCATATATCCCTTTTTCAGAACCTCAACCGGGATGATGCACTTATCATCGGTCAAAATCTGTTCTGCGACTTTTCCGCCGTTCACGAATCGCGCTGTCTTGATATGTCCGGCCCATTCATCATCAAAGGTAAATTCCGCAATATAATCTGCATTGTCCCCGATGTGATACGGCAGTTTTGCATCTGTGCATTTGATTTCTCTTTTTCTTACAGTGAATTTCATGCCTTTTGTCCTTTCGTACTTATATCAACCATTCTTTCTGCTTTCGCCATCGTTCCGGAACATATCGCAAGGCCGCCATTGCATCATCTTGGAATGATACAGGCTCATCGTAATATTCCCCGGTCTTTTCATCCTTCTTCCATTTCCACTGTTGCAATTCCTTTATGGTATTCGTACAGGAAGGATGCACATATATCTTTCTTTGCTTCAACCAGTCAATTTGCGCCTTGACGGAACCTGCGGAACCGCCCTTGTCAACGCCCTTCGCCCGGAAGCCTGCTTTCTTCCACATCTTTATTCTGTCCGGCTCCGCACTATCGCACCACATTTCCCGGTTCTTTGGAATCTCCATCTGCTCCGCAAGGGCAATCAATTCCGATGTGTCCTTTTCAAACTCATAGATTTCTTTGGTGATGTACAAATCACCGTCTTTCCATCCAACCGGAAGTATTGCGTTTGCGTGATTGAATCCGAAGTCCTGTCCGATTGCGAAATCGTCATAATCTGCCGGATTCTGCGATATCTCTTTCACTTCCCAATTATGGAGAATCAAGCCGCCAATTTCGCCCCATTCTCCCAATCCATAGATTTGATACCCTTCCGGATCAACTACCTTTCTTCGTTCCATACGCGCCCGGTACGCATCGTCTATGAATCTATTTGTTAAATAGGTACTGTGATGTGTAAGCACGTTTGCATCCGGAATGTCGAAGAAGTTTTTCTTTATCCAGTGATTCTTATTCACCGGATTAAAGGTAAGCCGTATTTGATAAAACTGCCCCGGCGGAAGTTCACCACGCAATCTATCGTCTATGATTTCGAAGTCGGCCTGCGTGATTTCCGTTGCTTCCTCAATCCATACATCCGTAAGTTTGCCTTTTTGGAATGTGATGGATTTTAGCTTTTCACGTTGCTTCTCATCATTCACGCCCCGGAAGATTATCTTGTTTCCGTTCGCTTTGCAAGTAAGCTGTAATGGGCTTTGCTTTATATCCCAATATTTATCTGCCTGCGCTCCGAACATACGATAAACGGCACCTGTCAATTCCGCATATGTGCTGTCACGATTTGTTATATCAGATTTACGGATGCACACAAGGTTTCTGCCCTTATCCTGCATCATACGCAAAATATAGTTCATGGCAGTATCAACCGACTTTCCGGAACCTGCACTGCCCTTCATCACTATATACCGCTTCTTGCTATCGTCCACAGTTTCAAAGCAGGCGTTCATATCTATGTTGATATCCATAAGCTACACCCGGCGGACATTGATTGTCATTTCCATATCCGCATCCACTTCCATTTTATCAACTAACAATCCGTATCTCTTAGCAAGCATTTCCGCCGCCTTTAATTGATTTACCTGTTTACGCACTGGAATCTTTTCCACGCCGCCTTCTGCTCCGACAACGTACTGTTCGTCCGTTTCCGTTCCTCTCATAACTGCGGTAAGGTATCGAAGTATTTCGTCTTGATCCGCAATCAGTTCCTTTTCTTTCTCTGCCATCCGATTTTTGATGTATTCTTTTACATTAGTGTTTTTTAGTATTTTGTCTGCATTCTGTCCTGCAAACTTTTCCGCATATCCTGCCCTTATAGCCGCCTGTGTTGCATTCAAGTCTATCAAATACTCATCACAGAACCGCTGTTGTTTCGCTGTTAGCTTCGCCATCCTGCAACACCGCCCTTCCGTTATGTCCAAACAAAAAGCCCACCGATGCAAGGAGTGGTACATCGGCAGGCCAAATACAAAAAGCACCGTTCATGGCAAACAGTGCTTTTTATGAATCGCTTATGTAATTTTCTATTATACATTATAACACTCCACCCATGAAATTTCCATCAACGAATATAAAGTTTTATCAACTCTTTTCGCTGTTTTTCCGTTTTTTATTCGGATTCCGGGTGCAGGTATCAAAGTATATACATTTCCTTGTACACGGTTCCTTTTCGTCAAATCCGCACTTTGCGTTTTCAACCATTATCTCCCTTCGGCACTCACCGTAAATATGAAACTGGCAGTTTGTACACCCGGAAATCTGTTTTTGCTTACACGCTTCTTTCATCCCTTACTCCTTTTCTTCAAACTCATCGCAAGCATCATCGTACATTGTCGGCGTTCCGTACATTTCGGATTCCTCGTTATCGCAACAAAACTCTGCGTTGCAATGTCCATCATAGCTTCGCTTGTTGTATTTACAGTTTCCGCAACATTCTCTCATACTTACTCCTTTCTTTCCCATACCTTAAATAATGTCATTGGTTGCATATAACTCAGCATAGGATTATTGTCGGCACACATAAAGCCATTTGCACTCGCAACAACAATAAATCTGAATACCTTGTCAACTGCGATATTCATCAGTCTTGCAATCTCTCTTGCAGAACGGAACGTATTCTTCATTCCGTTTGCCTTTAATGTTCTCAAATAATCTTCTGCGAATTTCTTTGCCATTGCTACCGTTACCATATCCCTTACTCCTTTCCTCGGACAATCTCGATTGCGTGTTCATAAGCCATTTCTTTACCATCGTAAAAATCATCCTCATCCCACATCCTTGCATCATCCATGTACTTTTCCAGTTCCGCAACCACCGTTTCCATCGGCTTTCGGGTGTTCCATGCTTCGATTGCATATTCCTCATTCCATAGAAAGCTAAATTCAATATCACAGTTTTCACAACCGACTATATATAAATTCATTTCAAGTCCATCTTCATCACAAGGAAACTCAACTCTTTTATGTGCTTCCCCACCGCAGAACGGACATTCTCTCAATTCTCCCATGCTATCACTCTCCTTTCATCGTTTCTGCAATTTCATCAATCACGCTTTCCCAAATGCTAATCATATAATCTGCGCTCCAATCGTTGCGCTCCGTGGAATGCGCTCTTGCCTTTATCTGCTCCGCAAATTCCGAGATTGCCTTTGAATGGATTTCCTTTTCGTAATGTTCCAATCCCTGCTTTACTCTGAAAACTTGTATCAATTCCGAACCGTTGGTGTATACTTCGTCCGTGTCTATAAAACTATACTGTTCCATAAACTCATTCATAGTGCTCGGAAAACTCATGCAATCTGCCATGCTATCACTCCTTTCCTTCGCTCCAATCAACCTTCCGTCTACAAGTCGGACAAAATCTGTATTCCGGATTCAACAACTCATTGCAATTAGGACACTTGCGCTTTGCCGTTGCCTTTTCCTTCAACTCTCGGAACTCGGAAACAGTGCCGATTGCTCTGTACTGTTTCAATTCCTCAAATCCTTGCAAAATAGTCTTAATTTCACCCTTGCATAACTCATAGCCGTAATACGTTGAATTGTGGTTCATAAGACTATCAAACAGTTTAGCTTCACTCTCCGTCATACTCATTTCCGCTTACCTCGCTTTCTTCGCCTTGTACTTTCCGTCCTTTATCCGATAAATTGCCATCGTCACTCTCGGATCGGAATTTTCCACTTCTTCCGTGTACCATCTTCTGCCGCATCCCAAGCACTCCCGGTTTCTGTACACCCGGATTTTATCTCTTGCGGTATTTATCACCCGGCTTTCGGCTCCGCACTTAAAGCACTGCATCTTCATTCTCCCTTCCGGTGATTTCCCGAACATACGGAAGGTCTTTCAGAATGCCGACAAACTCTCTCCATTCATCCAGTTTGTGATTCTCTCTCTGCTTAATCATTGCCATTGCGTTTTCATAACTCATTTGCACCGTCCGGCGTTGATTGTAACTGCTCGGAAGAAGCTGTATCATTTGCCACCAATAGTCTTTATCCTTGGTTTTGAGATATAGCTTTCTTGCATTATTCAAACAATCAATGATATATTTTAACGGTCCTATAAAATCGTGAAAAGTTTCTCCATCACTCGTATTCTCGACAAGCACCCTTAAATGCTCATGACTAAAATCGTCCAGTTCAAATTCCTTCGCATGTATCTTGTGCATTGTTGAACAACTGTTGGCAACCGTACCCACCTTGTAAGTATCAAACTCCTTCCACCAATACAGCGGCGCAGTAATATCCATCGCAACGGTAATCATGCGTAAATACTTCCGGTGTTCCGTGCCGCCGTTGTAAAGCCGCTTCATAAGGTCAAGGTCATTTGCGCCAACATCAAACTTAAAACACTCATGTATAGGATTATGCTTACATACTGAATAATCAGCCTTATACATACATTCCTCACAGTTTTCCTCTACGCTCTTACTGTCCGACTTCTCCCAACTATTCATAGGATTTCGCATCCCCCGGATCGCGGCTTCCCATCCGTATGTTTCTATATTTTCAACCTTTATCATTTCTTCGCCCCTTTCTGAATTTCCAAATACGCAAGGTATTTCCCATAACTCATTCCCATTGCCTGCGCCTTCTTCTGTATTTCGTCTATGCTTTCAATCTTCTTTTTCTTCGGCTTCGGCTTCTCTCTTTGCAGTAACCGTTCCGCCCTTGCCTTTTCACGCCATACCGCGCCTGCTTCCCTTACGCGCCGTTTATTGCGCTCATAATTGCATTCCCTTCCGCAAGTAACACTGTCGCATCGTTTCGCAATATACACTTTTCCGCATTCTTGGCAAACCTTTTCGATTCGTACAGGATCACTTCTTCGCCTTCGTAGGTCATTTGCCCTGTCCCTGCATTTGACGGAACAATATTCCTTTCTTCTTTCGTGGTGATTGTTTTCATCAACCTCAAAATCACCGCCGCAATGCCTGCACTGTTTAATCATTTTCTTTTCCTTCCTGCTTCCAAGGTGTATCTACCATTTCCGGATGCTTTATCTCCATTTGTATAGCCCATAACAGATTCCATGCCGCCGCCAATAAGTGCGGCTCATCATCCCATCCGTCAAGGTATTTCGCAAGATGCCGGGCGGCACTGTCGCAGAATGAATGTGTCGGGATGCCCTTATCAACATTATGTTCGCCGTACTTCGCCGCTCCGTTTTCACAATGCTTTGATACTTCCATAATTGCCGCCCACGGAAGCAAATCCATTCGGCCTTTTCCTGCCGCCATATCTCTTTTTGCGCCTGTTTCAAATTCCCTGCGCTCTCCACTGTCCTTAATTGTCATTCCTTGCTCCTTTCGTCCAATGCCTTCTGTACCTGCGCCAACGCCCTTTGATGCAGTCCGCCGAAAATCCATTGATATGTGTAATTCATATCAACCGCGATTTCTTCCCATTTCATGTAAGAGAAATACCGCTTGTATAATAGCCGCAGGCAGTCCGCATCGCAGGCACCGTCTATTAGTTCCATTGCTTCTTTCTTGTAATCAACGAATCTGTCAATGCTTGCGTTGATTTCATCCTGCACCTTTACAATCTTAATCACGCAATCTTCAAGTTTCTGTTGATTCCCGGATGCCTGTACCCTCTCACCGCCAACGGAAGCCGTGGTTTTCTCTGCAAGTGTCCGCAGGCGTTCCACTTCTTCCATCTTGGTTTCGATTTTGGCATCCAGTATCTTGATCCGTTCTAAATAATCAATAGCCCTCATCACGCACCCCCGAATTGTTGTTTTAAGGCTTCCGCCCTTCTCCGGATTTCTTCATCGTTCGCCGCTGTTTTCGGTGCGCCCAACAATGCCGCTTCCAAATCGTCCATATTTTCCGCAGGCCGTTCTGTGAAATTATTGAACTGATTCTTTTTATTCATCCACGAAGGAACCATTTCTTTTCTGCCCGGTTTCTCTGCATCCTTTCGCGCCCAATTCCGGATGGTTGCATAATGGCTCTTATAACTCTTTCCTGTTGATGCCACATAGGAAGAAAGTCTTTCGATACGCTCCAAATAATCAGGATATTCCGCTTTCAGTTTTTCCAGTTCATCATCGGTAAGAAGCACATTTTTATATTCGCCGTATTTATGTTTGACAGGTTTCTTCGGGGCAGGTGGTTCCGGTTCGGCAGAATCCGGAATATTATCTACTAAACTATCTTTACCTATACTATCCTTACCTATCCTATCCTGTGGCAACCGTTCGGCAACCACTTGGCAACCACTTGGCAACCAAGTATAAGAACCGTTGTCTTTGATATCCAAATGCGACAATTCTTCTTGAAATGCTGTTGGTGTATATCTGTCTTTTCTCAACGCATTTGCCATTCTCCAATGCTTTATGACAATAACGCCGTTTTCAAATTGATAGATATACCTTTTCTCCAACAATGCCTGCAAGTCTTGTACGCTTGCATGTGCTTTAAACATGGATATTGATACTTGATTGCAAAAACCATCATCATCCGCACTCATAGAAAGGTGAAGATATAGTGCCTGTGCAGACGATGACAACGCCATAAAATTATCATCGTCCGTCACCTTTTTCGTAAACATTCTACGCTCCGCCACTTCTCATTCCCCTTTCCTGCATATATAGCCGCGCCATGTACTGCCCATAACTCATTCCGGCTTCCCTTGCCTTCTTCTGTATTTCCTCAACGGTTGCAACCTTATTCTGCTTCGCCTTCTTCCTTTCCGGCTTCGGCAGTTCGCCGTTCAGAATAGCTTCCCGGCGTGCCCTGCTCCATTCCCTTGTAATTCTTCTCGCGCGTTCCTCTCTGCACTCCGCACTGCAAGTAACCTTTTGGGAATAGCAGGTGATGAATACTTTTCCGCAAATCTCGCATTTGACATTGAACATCTTCTTTCCGTTCAACGCATACTCTTTCTTTCTTTGGTATGCGGCTTTTTCGGCACACTCTATTCCGCAATATCTTCTTCTGTTCCGGTTCCGATCCTCATCGTCCACTTCGAAGGAAGTATTGCATATCGCGCAAACTTTAATCATTCTCCGGCACCTCACCTTCCGCCTTGTGGAAATTCAGAAAATCATAGAATTTCGCAAGGGCCTTTTCCTGTGTCTTGTTCGGCTTCTCACTTTTCCGGGACACGTTCAAATGCTTGTCAAATAGATTCGCAATCTCGCGGCTCGCGTTTTTATATCCCTGCCGCAATCCGTCCCGGTACCCCTTCGCAGGTCTGAACTCGTGGATTTGTGTTTTTCCTTCGCCCTGTCCGCCTGCGGTCTTATTCAATAACTGATATCCGTTCACTGCGTACTTTTGGATATAATGCTGTTCCTTTTCGTCAAGCTGTGAAGTAGGGAAGTGCATCGTGCAAACTTTCCATCCATACGGATTTTCTTTCGCATCATACAATCCGTGCTTTTTAAGTGATAAGTCGATGTGCTGATATCCGTACAGGTGCCGCGCAAGGCGTGACAAGATATGCTTTGCCTGCCCGATATATGCGTACCGGATGCCGTTTTCATCATTCCGAAGCAGGAAGTATATTCCGCTTCCTTCGTCCAATCCCGGATTGATGGCAAGAAGCCTTTTTTTATTCGCGGCTTCGATTGCCTTTATCCGCTGTATATTCTGCTTCATACATCATCACCCCTCAATATCACGGACAAAATCCTGTATATCAACAATGACTGCATCATCAACGCCGATCAATTCCTTAATCACTCCGCCGCAGGTCTTTTTTACTCTCTCCCTGTTTTCCGCAATGTCGAAATCATCATCAATCTTTGCAATGTCGGTAATCTGAACGGTAATAATTCTTGTAATCTCTCTCATGTTTTCTCCTTTCACTCCCCACGGTTGACGGCCGCAGGGAGAATCAAATAAGTTAATAGAACCAAATGGAATGCACCGTATAAGTGATATGCAAAATCGAAGTGGTGCATATATCCAAACAGCTTGCAGACGGTTTGTATCAAGCTGTAACGGATTCATAGGTAAGAACGCCCAAATTCGCGCACGAAATCTTCGCGGCTCCCATAGTGTTCTTCATAGTAGGCTTGCGCCTTTGTTTTTAGTGCCAAATCCAACGGTTTGTTGAAATGCACTCCTTCATTACTCATGTTGTGATGGTACGCGCACAGCCAAACTTTAAAGCCGCGCCTTTCCGAATTTTTGCGATTCGATGTGCCATATATAACATGGTGTGAATGAAGATTGTATGTAGTTCCGCAGGCATAACATTCCTTTTCGTGTTGCAAAACTGAATCCACGGTATCACCTGCCTTCACAAATCTTTTCCCATTGTTCCAACGCCCGGCGGATATCCGCAGGAACAGGCGTTTCCAGTTTCATTTCCTGCATTTCAGAAATCACGCCATCAAGTAGCTTGCTAAACTCTTTCGTATCGTATGTACTGCTCCCGAAGTAGCAAAGCATCTGAACGGCCTTTTGTCCGTTTATGTTTACTTCCCCGATCACTTCTGTTTCGCGCCACTGGGCCTTCACAGCATCAACAACATTCGGTTTCACGCAAATATGCGTATACTTCCCATACCGTTTAAGCATCCGCAGGTATATTTCCCATTTATCCGTAGGCGTTTCCATTGCATCCGCAATCTTCCCAAGGCATACCCACAATAAAGCGTTTGCATCCAAGGACCGCTTCGCCCGGTATTTAACCGCCCGGATGGATAGCTTGGGGCAGTCTTTAATTTCATCAACCGCGTTCATTGCGGAAGGTTCGTTCACGGTAAATGTGATTCGAAATCTATCTGTCTGCCAATCTTTCGCAATATCTACTAATAATCCGGTAAACTCCATCAAGCATCCTTCTTCCTGTTATCCATCAAAAACACCCTTTTCCCTTTGGATGT